CAGATTCTAAAGCAAAGGTGTCATTTTCTGTTCCATGAGAGTCTATACTTAGCTGATCACCAAGAGATATATGAGCCCCAACATTTGCACCAGAAGTATTACTTCTGTCTAATATCAAAAACTGTGTGCCTGTTCCAGTAGCATCTTCACAGATAATACTACCTATGCTAACAAAGCTGCTTGTTGACCCATCCTCCAATACCAAATTATCATCAGCATCAGTTCCAGAACTATCTGTTCCATCGATTGAGATAGACCCATCAATTACAGATACGAATCCAGTTGCAGCCTTTGTAGAGGTTCCTGTTTCTGTGGTTGTAAATGTAAGTGTATCGCCAACCCTATAATTTGACCCAACATCATCTATAACGACTCGACTCACACTACCTAATTTTACGGAGCCAACTTTAGCAGTTGCTTCTCCATTACCGATCGCACTTTGAGTATCAAGGTCTAAAACATCGTCTGCAGAATAAAGTTTACCACCATCTGTTACAGCATAACTAGTTACAATACCTCGTACCGTAAACGACATTGTAACGTCTTCATTAACAGCCACACCTGTTATTATTTCACCGTCAATAAAAGTTCCTGTGAGAGAGGCTGGATTTATTTCAAATTCAGATATTTCCTCTAAGCCTTCAGCAGTAGATAGTGCATCCGCAACAACAGCTGTTGTACCAGAAGTCTTTCCCGTGATTACTTGACCAACCATCTCTAATGGGTCAGAATTTGCTCCAGGCGAACATCTCAAAATATTTTTATATCCCCAATTACCATCAGATGCCCTCATCATAAATTGGTTGGGATACATTATAGCAGCATTTTCGTCCAACAACATCCTGAGAAAGATTTTATGTCCTTCTGATGTTCCTTTTGCTCTGTACAACTCACGTATGTTTTTAATTAGATTTCTTTGATCTAAACCTGTAGCTAACTCTTTTGGAATAGCATTCATAAAAGAGTCTCTTAATTGGTCTAAGAAATCATAAATCGTATTATCTGTATTAGCATACTCTAAAAGTTGCTGGAGATTTTGTATAGGATTGCCTCTATACCTAACAACCACCGCAGTTGCACCGGAAGTTCCCCCTGTTATAGTTTCTCCAGTTTGAAATTGCTGCTGACCAGATATAAACATTCTTGGCTTAGTAGAATTTCCTAAGTCATCCACCAAGACAGTAGCAGTAGCTTTAGATGTTGAACCAGTGATTATTTCATTAGGAATAAACTTACCTAATGAAGTTTCTAGAACAATTTTGGCACCATCTTCAAGTAGAAGAAAAGATTCAGTTTCAACCTCCAACAACATATTGTCGATTGATGCTGTAACTCTTAATTCACCAGACTCTAGATATTGGTAGTAGTGTTTAAGAAATCTAACAAAAACACCATGATCACCTTGAACAAAATCAGGCACCTGTCCTTCAATCAAAGGACTGAGCTTGGTAATTAGATTAGATGAAAATCCATTATCAAACGGTGCCATTTTAGTAGCTCGATATTGTTGGGGAACGAGACGTTGTTACTTCGCTTGTACCAGCTGAACTATCTCCTACAGCTGTAGCATCAACCGTTCCATTAATAGTTGTATTTACAAAATCAATTTCTAGTATCTGATTTCGTACAGCTATAATATCTTGAGAGTCAGGAACAACTGTCAGTCGTATTATACTAGATGCTGCACCATCAACATTCTCTACTGAAGTTATATTAATACTGTTAATTTTTATTTCACCAGTTGTGTATGAAAGTGTCCCAGCTGTATTATCTTGATACACCCGTACTCCAGCAGTTAGGATATACCTTCTAATATTGCCGGCACCATCGTCATCAAAAAACTGTACGTTATCAGCATCTCCGCTCACTTTAAATCCAGTGGAAGCAAAGATACCACCAAGAGACCCACTGTGCCCGGCGTGAGGATTAAAGAAAGCATTATTCAAGTTTATAGTGTAATTCGTTGCAGAATTTAAAGTTGGCGTTAAGTTGTGAGATAAAGTTACATTCGTAATGTTACTAGTTATAGCAGGGTCTGCATCATCGATTAAACCTGTAATTTTAGAATGTCTAAATGCACTTTCAAATTTTGTTAGGTTATTTTTATTAAAAGTTTGTAAAGCAGAACTAACCTTTGAAACCAAAGAAGCTGTTGTCTCCGTAGTTTTACTTGAGTCAAATTTAAAATCAATATTTAAGATAATTCTAGTGGTTTGTGGGTCAATGATAACAGGTGTTATAGATGCCACTGTGAAAGGTGCTAGGTTAGATATAAGAGTTGCCTTTTCAGTTGCTGTTAAATCATTTCCTGTGGTAGATTTAATTGATATAAAAACCTTTCCATACTCTGGTGTACTAACGGCGCCAATGCTTGAATCGAAAGACCCAGACTCACCTCCAAAAACTTGAACAGATTGTGTGTTTGGAAAATATCTTTTCGTAAACACTTTATAGTCTTCTGCAGTAACACACCTTCCTTGAGATGCGTAACTCAAAGGAGCATTATATTTAATTGATGTTAATGTTTCTCTCTCTGATCCAGCAGCTGCTGCTGTGACTGTTGCAACAGCAATGTCGGAAACACCACCAATAGTGGTTGCACTTGTAAATATTGAAGCTCCATTTGCAACAGCTTTGTTTGAAACTATGTATGTTAAGATGACAATATTATCATCAGATAATGCTCGACCAATAACACCGTCACCAAAATAAACTTCAAATAAACCAGCTTCAACCTCTTGCAAGAAGTATACTGTACTCGTTTCAGTAACTTGAGTTATATCTGTGGCTTCTGTATACGTGGTTGTGGTTGTATCACTAGAGGATGTTTGCACTTTGACCTTTAACGTGGTAGTGTCTGCTCTCTCATCGGCAAGTAAAAATCGTTGATCAATATCAGAGGTATCAACTGTGTATCTGGTGTTTATAAAAGTTCCCTCATATATGTCTGTGTTTAAATATGGAATACCACCACCAGTGTTTGATTTAGTTATATCCTCTATCGTGGCAAACTGATAAGAAACATCATCAACCGTGGTATTAAAGGTTGTTCCGGCCGGCATTGTTATAGTTGATTCACTTGTATTTAAAGTAACATCGATTGTTGCCTTTGCCGCTCGTGGAGAAGAGGGAACATAACCCAAAGTCTTAGAGTGGGAAACTATGCTTGACCTAAGAGATGCACTATCTAAAAACATTTCGTTTGCAAGCATGTTTGCATTGAAACCTAGATAATGAGTATTATAGGCAAGAACATCTAAGAGAATATTCATACCAGAACCCTCAAAGTCATAGTCAGTAAACTCATCTTGAGCTTTTAGGAATATTTTTAAATTCTCTTTTACTTCATCAAAGTCAAACTCCGTGACTTGTAATCTTTTGTCGTTTACTGCCATTACCTTAATACCTCTAAAAATACTGTCATGTCAACTAATTCAGTAGGCGTATTCGTAACAAAAAATTCTATAGTCACCTCATATTCATTTCTTTCAAAATTTGGAAAAGCACGAACACTTATCAATCTTGCCCTTGGTTCAAAATCCTCTATAACATCCTCTATTGCCTCAGCTAAAACGACTGAAGTTAATGGAGACATATTCTCGAATAATAGATATCTTACATCTGAACCAATTTGTGGATTAAAAGGTTTTTCGTAAAAGTTTAAAAGAACTAAATTACGAATTGACCTTTTTACTGCCTCAACTCCTGTTATCTTATTAACATCACCGTTACCCTGATTTTTAGAGAAAAATAAATCTAAGTCTTTATACTGACGCACATCCCTAGATATATCGTTTAGGGAAGCTGCATCAGTAAAAGCAGAGCGTTGGGTGACAGTGGCCATTTTAAACTCCTGTTCCTTTATTTATAAGACAAACCTAGCTCTTCATGGTGAATGCTTTATTTGGACTACCCCAAACATCTTTTGCATTTACTTTAATAAATCTTTTATTAGTCTCTTTTGTGTTTGGGTTAGGTATAGTCAAAACAACATTTTTACCTTTCCTAAAAGCTTTCTGTTTATTAAGAGTAGTCTCTAATAGTGTAACCTCATTTCTCATCAGTCTCTTGGTGTCTGACTTAACATTTGGACGTTCACCTTTTGAAATAAATCCTTTACTTTTTCCACCCTTTTTTCTAGCCATTGTAAAACTCCTTCACTGGTCGATAAGACGTTTCATATTCATCGCACAACATCACCTCCGATATTACTGCATCAATATTGTCATGCCAAAAATTTAGAAACTTATGTACTCTTGGATACTCTGGTTTGACATCCTTAGTTTGCCATATAAACTCTTGTAAAATATTTTTATGGTCAGGCATCCAATAAAGAATATTTAGTGTGACTATAGATTTTCTTTTTATTATCATTATTAATCTCTTATAACTTATCTAGATAGCATAGCCTGGATCATAAGTTTCATAATATTTGTATATTACTTTTATGGCTTCAGATGTATTATCATATTTTCTAAATTTTTGATCTATAGTGAAGTTTTTTCCAGACACACTAAAAGTATCTCTTTCATAACTAGCTGTCTTAATTCTATCACGATGACTTGAACCAGATGAAGAGTCAATCACAAAAGATTTTATACTTTTAGAACCAACAGTTTCTGCTGTCTGTGTTTTTCCAATAACAAGTAAAATTTGTATTGGATCATTTGATAAAGTTACATTTGTAGCGTCTGTAAATGTTTCTGCAATAGTTGAAATTCTATTTGAAAATCCATCTGAACTTACAGTTTTCCTAGAGTTATTTTGAAATGCTTGGTCTGCCACTGTTACCGCCTTTGTAATTGATATTCCATTTACTGCTTGTGTAATACTTTTAGATACATCTAAATCTGATACTCTGAATACTCCAGTGTCAATTGTGGGAAGAGCATCGGCTATATCAAAATCTAATAGAGTTTGAAGATCAGATACAGCATCACTACCTGCCTGTATGAAATCAACATTATCAACAAAAGCTGCAGTAAGTTCTTTCACAGGATCAATGGCTGGTAATTTAACTCCTGAAGCTTTTAACACTATATCCCCAATAGAATTTAATTCAAAGTTTGGGATAATTCCAGATAAACTTTTTCCTGCTGATATCGCGGCTGATGCATCAGATACAAGTGAGTCTAAGTCGAAGCCAGCATCTGTAAGCGCATCTCCAAAATCTGTTTTTATACTTTCAAGCAAATTTGAAGATTGTAATAAGTTTCTTGCTTGTCCAAGTGGATCGGCAATACCCGCAGCCAAATCTAAATCTAAATTAGTTAAATCTCTCAACTGACCTTGAAGACTTGTGCTGAGTGTACCGAGCGGGTCAGAAACCATTTCACGAAACGAACTAAGAGTACTCGTTAAACTTGATAGAAACCCAACGGTTGCACCGAGAGCAGAAGTTTCTAGTTTACTCAAAGCATCATCACGAAAAGCAATTGCCTCATTTTTAAGATTTGTAAAATTTACGTTCTCAGCTTCGGACATAAATTATCCCCTTATAGGAAGGGACCAGCAAATACATTAAGAGAGCCAGTAGCAACAAACGTACAGTCAAAAAGACTGTCACCAATTCTACCACAACCCCTACCATTAACTTTTACTGTGCTTGACCCAGATTGTATTGGTGCAACATGAGTAGGACATGGGCTGCCTGGTAAAAGATGTGGTGTATTGATATCAAGCTGCCTACTAATTCCAATACCATTTACAAATACATTAGTTGATCCTGTGGCTCTTACCATTGCAGAGCAATGAGGTAAATCTGCATCTCCTATTCTACATACTGCTAAACCCATCGTTTGCGCTCCCTTTCTATTACTTCTTGCAGTCTAGTTTTCCAAACTGCCATTTGTTCATGTTGTTCCTCTGTGTGGTGACCATCCTCTCCCATAGGCTCGGGTACATCTGGTAGAAATTTTATAACATGATCAAATTCCTCTGGTATATCTTCATACCTATCATAAGTTTTTACCTCTCCATTCACTATAAATTGAAATTCTGCCATAATTTATTCCGTTAGTTTAGATTAATTACGCCGGCCGTAGTTTCAATATCAATGTTTCCAACTATGGCAGTGATATCCATACCACCGGCAAGAGTTTCAATATCAATACCTGTGGCGGCATCAATCTCCATTGAAGTTCCTGCGTCAATCGTTGTACTAGTTGATGACCGTAAATCCATAGAACTTCCAGCCTTTATAGAAGTAATACCGGATGTTGTTGTTATCTGCATATCATCTCTAGCTGCTATGACCATACTATCGATTGATTCGATCATTGCCTTACCAACTGTCACCATAATTGAATCACCACCAACGATGCGGGTATCAGCTCCTACTACTTGAATGTTAACATCTCCCTCGCCAGGTGAAGCCTGACTATCTAGTGGACCTATGACCCCATCCACCGAGCCTTTAATCATAAATCCATGATTACCATTAATCTCTTCCTCAAGATTTCCAGCACCACCGGCACCAATTTTTGTTCTCATGTTTTTATGTATTTTTTGCGTATAGTTTCCTTGGACCTCAAGATGATAATCTCCTTTAATATATTCTCTTACAGTCCCTTCAGTTGTAATATTCACATTACCTCTTATGAATACATTTGAACTACCAGCCACTATCTCAAAATTGTCACCAACAACCTTTACAACTTTCGTGCCTGTTGGATGTATCTCTTCAAAGGTTCCAGCTCTATGCTGTGTGAATAGTCTTTGTGCATTAGGACTATCATCTATCTCCCGTATATGTCCTGACTCAGATTCAAATACGTGATTGTAAGGATACTGACCTGATATATATGGTTTTGCAGTGGCCGATATTCCTTTTGGCTGAGGTTCCTCAAAGAAACCTCTCGTTTCATTTGTTGCCTCATCTGAAACTGCACTTAAAAAAGGTTGAGTGGCCGTGGGTATACCTTTTCCACCACTAGCAGGGTCACCACTTAATCTCTGATTTCTTCGGTTAATAAGAGATTTATGAGTCTCTGAAGCTAAACCTTGTGCTAGTCTATTTGTATCTGGCTCGTATATAGAATGACCAGACTTCATGGTGTAGGTGTCACCATCCACCGGATACGTTCCATATGAAGGGTCGCCTTTGGAACTAATTTGTGTGGAGTTTTTTCCTCTTGGGTCATTAAACCCTTTTGTTGGGTCTGCTGGTGCTGTAGGAAAGCCAGGAAGTGAACCCATGATAACTAATTGTTGCTTTTCTGGGTCACGAAAGAACCCTACAACATAACTACCCTCAACAAGAAAAGAGGGTGTATTACCCATACCATGCATGGATGGGTCTGTTACCGGATGCATCACATGGGCCCACGGCAAATCAACTGTCGGTAATTCAGTTAAATCTGAGCTATGATATCCCAGACAACGAACACGAACTCTGCCCAAGGCCGATGGATCGTTGCGGTCCTCTACAACCCCAACGAACCAATTAAACCCATCCTTTCCCATAAAGTTGCTAACTTGATTCATATAAACCTCACATATCTGTGATACTATTTATATGAACTAATGTAAGTCAGGGTCGCGACCTAGTCCTTTAACTGGTTTCTTATACTCTTCAATCACCAAATCTTTTTTATTTGGGGATTGTTCTACTATTTCCCATGCTTCTTCATGAGTAGAAAGGCCGTCGCACATTATCAGATGAGTACCGATTTCTCTTACTCTAAATGACATAAAGCTTATTTAGATAATTTGATTATTTAAAATTATCCAAAAACGGCAAATTCATGACCTCACGTAGATAAATGAAGTCTGAATACTCTCTACCTTTGACCTCAATATAGATAGAATCTATGTCTTTCTCCTTCACAAGTTCATAAGACTTCTTCTTCTTCGACCAATAACATACACCATCGGCCTTACCATGCTCATTCTCTGATGACAACCACTTTACATCATCGAATTTATCTGAGCCGATATTAACAGCTAGACCAGTTTTCAACTCATCATACTCATTGAGATAAGAAACTTCTTTGCCAATCATAATACTATCCTTCCTCTTTCTTCACGGTTATTTGTGGCTTACGATTTTCCCAATCACTATTTTGTTGTTCAACTTTCATCTTTTCTCCACGTTTCTTTGCATCCTTCAGTTGGTCTACGATTTTACCTGCTGCTTTATTTCCCTCTGGTGTATCCGTATCAATAGACTTTGGCAGTGTAACGGTATCAAATCCCTCTTTAAAAAATCCATCATTAGAGATGTTGCTACCTTTTTCTTGCTGCCATTTGTGGTCTACTCTAGATATTGGACCATCGTTGGTGTTAATAAGTTTGGTTCCTTCACCTAATTTTTTCTCAACCTCTTTGATTGCTAAATTAGCAGCAATCTCTAATATTTCTCTTTCTATTAGGTTTGGATGAGACTCCTTAACAGACTTGAAGTATCTATTCAGTGCCTCATTTAAAAGTTTTTCTTTATTCATCAAAAATTGCTTCTCTAAATAAATTACAATTATAAGATAATGTCCGACGAATTTCATCTGTTCCATTAAAAGGATAGACGCCGTGGATTAACGTGAACGGAAAGATAAAGAAA